TTAATGTATTCAATGAGATAATACCTGCATTAGAAAGTGTAGGAGCATTTGAATTAAGTAATTATAAAGACAAGATTCCTCTTATTAGAGATTATATTAAATACAAAGAGAGTATGAAGCTCTCTACCTCGTATGGTAAAGACTTTTTAAAAAATGTAGGACTTGATAATAGAGTACACACATCTTTTAATCAGATATTAAATACAGGTCGTGTAGCTAGTAGAAAACCTAATATGCAACAAATCCCTAGTACAAATGATTTTAGAAATTGTTTTGTATCTGGATTAGTTGATTATGATTTTGTATCATCAGATTATAGTTCACAAGAATTGTGCATTATAGCTGAAGGATCACAAGATCCTATATGGCTCGAAGCTTTAAATAAGGGAGAAGATTTACATTCTATATGTGCAGACTTAGTATATGGTCAAGAGTGGATAGATGCAGCTGAAGATGATTGTGTATACATGTCACATAAACAGAAATGCAAATGTCCTGAACATTATAAATTAAGAACTAATGTTAAGACTGTTAACTTCGGTTTGGCGTACGGAATGGGACCTCACAAATTATCTAATACCTTGAAAATCAGCCAGGAAGAGGCTGAAGACTTAATATCTAAATACTTTACAGTTTTCCCTTCAATACAGAAATTTTTAGTATCTTTGGGCACGTATGGAACGTCACATGGTCACATTAAAACTTTTGCTCCCTTTAAAAGGATCAGATATTTTGAAGAATGGAGACCAGGACTATCTCAAAGTAAAGATGGATGGAAACTGTTAGGAACTATAGAACGCGCTTCTAAAAACACTCCTATACAGGGAACAGGAGCTGATATGACAAAACAGGCTTTAGTGTTAGTACATGAGTACATTAAAAGACACGATGTCCCTGTTAAAGTAGTTATGACTGTACATGATCAAATAGATACTGTATGTCATACTTCTTATATTGGAGAGTGGAAAGAACAGATGAAAGTTCTTATGGAAGACGCAGCTCGTATTATACTACCTTCTGGTTTACTTAAGGCAGAAACTAATATAAGCACAAAATGGGAAAAATAATGTATACTGATATTAACGACTTTTCTTTTGTAGAAGCAGATACAAAAGATGGATTACAACATGCTATTATAGATATGATGGATAAGGTTCCAGGGACATGTCCTTGGGGCCAACCTGTCCATCTTAAAGAAAAAAGAAAATGGGGAATCTTTTTAGTTACATATGAAAAAGAGTACCTAGCTTAAAATGAATGTATTAAATGTAAATAAAGATAAAGAACAGCGAGAACATCTATTACGATGGAATGATGCTGAAAAAAAAGGAACATCTATTGCTGCTACAGGTCTAGGTAAAACTAGAATGGGTTTGTTAGCTCTAAATGACATTTTAGAGGACGAACCTTTTAAACGAGCATTAATAATTGTACCGACTGAGAACTTACGAGACAATGAATGGTTAAATGAATTTGAGAAATGGGATCTTAAACATTTACTAGATCGAGTAGATTTTCAATGTATACAGACAGCATATAAATATAGAAATGAGCATTACAACATTGTTATTGTTGATGAAGTTCATACTACATTATCTCCAGAGTATAGAAAGTTCTATGAGCACAATACATGGGATAATATATACTGTCTAACTGCAACAACACCAGAAAACGAAGAGTACTTAGAGTTTCTAAATATGTTTGCGCCTATTGTTTATACTACAGACTTAAACAGGGCTGTATCACTGGGATTAATTTCAGTGTATAAGGTATTTAATTTAGGAATACCTTTTACCGCAGAAGAAGCTAAAAAATACAACGGAGTTCAATACTACTATAATATGGCAGTTAAAGAACTAGGTGGTAGATTTCAAGCATTCGAAAATGCAGGCAAATGGAAGAATTCTTCAGACCCTGATCAAAAGAAATGGGCCAATGTATTCTATATGATGATGCAGAAAAGAAAGAAGTTATGTTACAATGCTTCTAATAAATTATTAGTTACTAAAGAAATTATAGAAAAATTTTCAGATAGAAAAGCTTTAGTGTTTAGCGAGAGTATTGATTTTGCTACTGATGTACGAGATACTATTGGTGGCGACAAATGTTTACTATTTCATAGTAAATTAAAGAAGAAAGAACGTCAACAAGTATTAGAAGACTTCGGAGATCAAAATGAATACAATATACTTAGTTCAGTAAAAGCTTTGAACGCTGGTTTAAATGTACCAGAATGTTCATTAGGTATTTGCTGTGCAGGTAGCTCTAAAGCTCTAGATAACATTCAAAGAACAGGAAGAACATTAAGATTACAGGAAGGCAAAACAGCAATTTATATAAATTTGTATGTCACAGGAAGCCAAGAATTATCATGGGTGAGGAAGAGGACAGCAAAGGACTACAATACCCAATGGGTAACAAGTGTAGAAGATATTAACCTTAATAATTAAAAAATGATTGCATATGGTAGGCCCTTTATCGCTTTGCTTAAAGAAAAGCAAATAACGGTAACACAACACTTTATATTATATTGTCACGCATACAGCAAATTAGATATGCTAGACAACTATATAAAAGCTATTGAGTCTATCCATGTTTCTAATTTTGAACATCTAGAAAAATTAGGATATTTTGAACAGAAAGAGGCTGCTTACGCAGTAACATTTAAAGGTATAGAGTTTATTAAAGGACTAACAGACAGCTTTGCTGATGAAAAATCAGAAAATCCTTTCTTAGGAGATGATGATCTGATTGAACGTTCCCTTAGTTTATATGCCGATGAGTTTGAAGACTTTATCGGACTGTACCCTACAAAAGTTACTCGCGCAAGCGGCCAAACTTCTTATTTAAAAGAAGGAAGGAAAACAATTAAAGACTTGTATATAAAAATCGTACAAGAACAGAAAGTGACACCACAACAATTACATGTAGCACTTAAATTTTATATAGATAAAAGAAAGTCTACTGGTAATGTTGCCTATCTTAAAACTTTAAAGAATTGGTTGAAAGAAGAAATATGGAAAGATATATTGATAGGATTAAAGAAAAATAAAAACAAACCTAATAAAAACGTGAACTATGGAGGAAAACTCATTTAGCCAAGAATTACAGTATAAAAGAATAGACAAGGCTTCTGGTGAGATTCTACAATATATGGATCACAGAAGACAAGGACTTGTTAAATCGCTAGCTACAAGATGGGATAAACTCAATCAATCCATAATGGGAGGATTAGAATGGGGTACTATTGTAACTATAGGCGGTATGTCAGGTTCAGGTAAATCGTCAATTGCAAATGAATTAGAGACTAGTTTGTTTGATGAAAATGCTGATCAGAATTTTTCAGTATTATCATTTAACTTCGAGATGCTTGCTATGAAGCAGGTAGGTAGAAAGATCTCTTCGAAAATGCAGAAGACAGTATCAGAATTATATTCAAGTACTGAGGCACTAACAGACACTGACTTTGATGTTGCTACAGAGTTAGTACAGCAAGACATATCTAAGTATGACATATACTATGTAGATGTGCCAGGCACTGTTGAACAGGTATACAATACCATCATGAAATTTCATGAAGAGCAACTTAAAATTAAAGGAGATGATTATGGAACAGTTTTATTTCTAGATCATACTTTATTGACAAAAGGAAGAAATGGACAGCAAGAAAGACACTTATTATCAGAACTGTATAGAATGTTTATGTATATTAAAAAACAAATTAAATGTATAGTAGTAGCACTTAGTCAATTAAACAGAGAGATAGAAAGAGCAGAAAGATTAGCTAACCCTATGTTACATTATCCTATGAAGAAAGACATCTTCGGTAGTGATTCGGTGTTTCACGGTTCAGATAATGTTATTATAAGCCATAAACCGTATATGCTTAATTTACAGACATATGGTCCTAATAATTTGCCTATTGTAAATCCAATGAATGCAAGACAATCAATGATTTACTGGCACTTAATTAAAAACAGAGAAGGTGAAGCAGGATTAGTCCTTAGTATGCTTGATAATTTAAAGTATAACAGAGTAGACGAATACTATGAACCAGGTAAAATTCAATTTAATCAACAACCTTAACTATGGCAATAATAATGCATGCAGCTGGGGGAGATTCTGCACTAGATCTTCCTAAAGAACAGCAATTATCTCATCTACAGAAAGCTGTAGGAGGTATGATAGAAGTAGTGCCATCAACACATAAAGGATATAGTATAATATGTAATGAAGAAGGGAAACTACAAAATCTTCCTGTTAATTACAAAGCTACTATATTACACTGGCACGCAAGTGACCCTCTGTGTGGAGATGTAGTAATAATACGAACAAACGAATTAAATTAAATATGGCACAAGAAATCTTAATTATAGGAGAAAGTGGTTCAGGTAAATCCACAAGTCTAGAAAACTTAGACCCTAAATCTACATTTATAATAAATGTAGGTAAAAAACCTATGCCTTTTAGAGGATGGAAAAAGAACTTTAGTTTACTTACTAAGGAGAATCCTCAAGGTAATTATATAGAATCAGACAACGCAGGCACTATATGTTCTATTATGAAGCATATTGATGAAAATATGTCTCATATTAAAACTGTGATTGTTGATGATTTTCAGTATGTTATGGCTAACGAGTATATGCGTAGAGCAAATGAGCGTGGCTTTGACAAATTTACAGACATCGGTTTGCACGCATGGGAAGTTGCAAACGGAGGTAAAAACATGCGAGATGACATTACATTTGTAATGATTGGTCACGCAGAAACTTCTACTGATTTACAAGGTAATCGTAAACTAAAGTTTAAGACTATTGGTAAATTAGTAGACAATGTTATTACAATGGAAGGTATGTTTACTATTGTTTTATTTACGGATGTAAGTCCAGATGAAACAGGTAAGATTACACATTCATTTATAACACAATCTGACGGTACTACAACAGCAAAAACCCCTAAAGGAATGTTTGCTACTAATAAAGTACCTAATGATATAACTAAAGTGATAGAAACAATAACTAAATATTATAACTAGATATGAAATTACAAGGAAAAAGAGTAGAAAGACTTAATGCTTTTGGCGATGACTTATGTATAGAGCTAAGAGATAATGGTTTAATGAAATTGTCACCAGCTTTAATCTCTAGAATAGGGATTAAACCAGGAGACAATAAAGTAGGATTTGCTTATCCTGAAGAGAATGAACAGAAAACTGTTCACGTTTATAAAGCAACAGATGGAAATGGAGTAGCTGTTAATCCACAAGGAGTAATTAAAAATATTCCCCATAACAGAGATTTAAGATCAGAGTATGAATTAGGTTCTACAGGACAAGACAAACTATATGTATGTGAAGACTGTATAGAGCACCATGAATACGAAGGTTATAAATTTTATAAGATTACACTACAACCTAACGTAGAAGAAATTGAAGGAGAAGCAACTGCATCAGAATGGGATGATGCTGCTGAATCTGAAACAGAACTACCGAATACTGCAACTAATGATGATGTAGATAATAGTTCAGTGAACCAACCAGGTCAAGCATTCACACCTGCACCAGAAGTGACTGTAACAGAGACTGTTGTAACTCCATTAGAAGATGATGGTTACGACTCAACTGATATATTTTAATAATTTAAAAAAGTGAAAAATGTATAACATTAATCAAAACGTAGAAGTAAGAGAATTTTCAGGAGCTAGCGCTATTCCTGTAGGAATTAACGAAGGATGTAAATTAGCGGAAATTAATACGCCAACAGATAAAAACGGTAATATGTATTTACAGTTTATATTTGATGATGGCAATGGTAATCAACTGAAGCACAATGAGTTTGCAGTTAACCCTCAATATGTAACACCTAAGACTGGTGAAACACAAGATGAGGCAGTAACTCGTAGAATCAATGCTATGCTTGTTAGAATTAAGCACATTTGTACACAGTTTGTACCTCCTGCTCAGTTTAATATCACGGGTAACACTTTTGGAGAGTTATGTGAAGGTATAAAGTCAGTTATGGCTAATACTGGTTACACAAACAAATCTTTAAGATTAAAAGTTACTTATGACTATAAAGATTACGCAGCTTTACCTGGATTCCCTCCATTTGTAGAGGATGCAGCTAAAGAAGCTAGTGGCCTAAAGATCAACCCTAGATACGATAAGATGGAGCCTGCTAGTAAAAATGCTACAGCAGAAGTTGCTGGTTCAGATGCAGCAGACTTGCCATTCTAGATAAAACATTACCTTGGTGGGGGAGTACTCCTCCCCCTCTGAGTTAATCTTTATAAAATGTATAACCTAGGAAATATTAGCGAACCGACTCCTATAACTAAAGACAATATTTTAAGACTAATATCGGAAGAAGATATTATGAGATATTATGTAGGATTTGAATTTGAAGTAGGCCGTGCATACAGAAGCCCCTTAAGAGAAGATAGTAGTCCTTCTTTTGCTCTCTATTATACAAGACAAGGAAGCATTAGATTTAAGGATTTTAATGGAGATCAAGGCAATTGCTTTGATTTTGTAATATTAAAAACTGGATTAAACTTTATCGATAGTTTAAAACTTATCGTACAGGATTTTAATCTGAATCTAGGAACAAACACTCCAACTGTTTTCCCTAAGGAGGTTGTATCTGTATACAAACCTAAAATAGTAACGAAGGATAGATTAATTCAATTTAAACCTCAACAATATACTAATGTAGATAAACAATACTGGTCCAAATATGGGCTTGGTAGAGTTGATTTAGAGAAGTATAATGTGTTTTCAGCTCGGTTTATTTATTTAGATAAACAGCTGATTGGCACATACTCTACATACAATCCTATATACTGTTACAAATTCAATGGGAAACATGTAAAAGTATATAGACCACTATCTACCGCTTCGGGAAAGTGGCTAAGTAATGTAGATGAAAAGGATTTGCAAGGATTTGAACAGCTTGACATGTCTAAAGAAGATTTAATTATTATAACTAAATCTCTTAAAGATGTCATGTGTTTAAATAAAATGGGATACCAAGCTGTAGCCCCTCAGTCGGAAAATACAAGAACTCAATATGAATTAATACAAAAAGTATCTTCATATTATGATAAAGTAGTTATTCTATTTGACAACGATGAGGCAGGAAAGCGTGGCGCCCAAAGCCTAGCAGAATACTTAGGAGAGAATTGTAAATGCATATACATGCCTGACGATACTAAAGATATAAGTGATTATATAGTAAAGTATGGTATAGACAGTGCATCAACCTTATTAAAAGATTTATTATGAACAAAACATGGAAAGTAATAGTTCCTAACTACGAGGACAAAGTTCCAATTAGTAGTCGCAGACGAGCAAGATATTATAAGAAATCAGATTTTCAAAAGAAAACATTACCAGCAAAGAAATACAGAGAAGGATTAAAATTAGGAAAGTACAAATATGATAAGAAAGGATATTTAATTGATCAGCAGAAAAACAGAGTTATTGCTAACCCAAGGGTAGCAGGTAAACCAAAGTTTTGGACCATTAATGGACAGAGAATCTACGATGGTTCTCTTCATTACACTGCACGATCTAAAGTAGCACGATGGGTGCACGAATATCTAAGAGAATACATAGAAGAATTACCAGTAATTAAATTAAAACAAGGAGAACACTTACGTGTGTGGTTAGATATATATAAACCAGGAGACTTACAGAATTGGGATTGCGATAATCAATGGCCGTGGACTAAATGGTTTTTAGACACTTTAGTTGAGATGGGCAAAATTGAAGAAGACAATGTCTCAATAGTTAGAAGTTCAGGTCAAGTTACATATATAGAATCAGACGAACGTCAGTTAGTATTTAACATACAAATAATATAACATGAAAGATTTATATAATCATAAGGTAAGCCATTCAGGACTAGGACTATTGTTAGAAGGTCCAAAAGCTTACAAAAGATACATAGAGAAACCAGAAAGTGCAGATACCTCTTACTTTAGAAAAGGAGGAATGGTAGATTGCTTTTTAACAGAACCTACAGAATTTGAAAATAGATACGCAATAATGAAAGGTACTGTTCCTTCGGGAATGATGGGAGACCTTATTAGAGTATACAGTCAGTTATTAGATTTAGACAATGGAGACACAGAAGACCAATGCTTTGATGCAGCGTATTCTGTTTCAGGATATAAACTACCTTTAGCAACAGTTAAAAAGAAGTTTCAATCTCCTGAAAACCAATACTATTTTACCTTTTTAAGAGATTCTAAAGGTAAAGTAGTAGTATCTAAAGACGAGAGCGATCAAGCAGCAGTAGTTGCTTTTGCTCTAAAAACAGATCCTTATACACAAGAGTATCTAAATATACCTAAAGACAATCCTTTAATTGAAGTACATGACCAAGTAGACCTAGAATGGGTAGGTTACAAAGGTTATACAATTAGAGGTATTATAGATAGGCTTATAATTGATCACGGTAACCAGCGTGTTATACCGATTGACATTAAGACTACAAGTTCTAGTATATTTGATTTTAGAAAAAGTTATTTAAAGTATGGATATTACAGACAAGGAGCAATTTATACTGATGGGATTAAACAAAGTATAGAGCTTCTGCCTGAAGGATACACTTTAGAGAACTTTAGATTTATCGTAGCAGATATGGCAATGAGATTACCTCCTGCTATATTTGAAATGAGTGATACAGATATATATGTAGGTAGATCAGGTGGTTTATGGCCAGGAACAGATAGGGCTGTTAAAGGATATGAAAACCTAATTGATGAACTATCACATTACCAATCTACACAACAATGGACGCATCCCATTGACTATAATAAAGGTGCAATTTTATTAAACAATTTTATAACAAACTAAAATGGAAAAAAGACCAATTAAAACACGATTAGTAGGAAAGCAAGAAGTTTTCAATTTACTAGCACTCGGAGAGTGTACAAAATTACCAGTACTATTGGTAGGAGAGCCAGGTGTGGCAAAAACACAAACACTACTTGATTATGCTGCTGCAAAGTATAATTACAGTAGAGATGAAGTAGCGAAGAAAACTTTCGTTATTGAGCTAGATGAGGGTACTAAAACCTCAGAAATCAAGGGCCGTGTTAATATGAAATCTTTATTAGAAGATAAGGAGTACAAATTAGACGCGCCTATTGCAGATGCAGAGTTTATCTTAGTTAATGAGGTAGACAAAGGTACATCTGGAGTTAGAAATACTTTATTATCTATTATGAGAGAAAAAGCTATATTCTACGGTGATCATGTTAAGAAGTGTAACTGGCAAGTAATGGCAGGTTCATGTAATGTAATACCTGATGATGAGTTAGAAAATCCTTTCTGGGATAGATTTGTTTTAACTCAGAAAGTAGAAAGAGTGGGTGTAGACATAATGCATGATTTATGGAAAGAATCTAAAATTATGGAAGTAAACATCAATGTTCCTACTCCGCAAGAAATTGCTGCCTGTACAATCGAGAAAAAGCACATGAAGAAATTCTTAGATGTTATTTATGGAGCTGTATCAGATCGTAGTGCTTTTCACGTTCCTTTAATTGTTAAAGCAGTTAAATTGGTATATGGTCTAGATGACATAGAATCAATATTAAAAGCATGTGAGTTTATTGCTCCTGCAAGAACTGCAGAAATAGCAGCTAAACTAGAATCTAAAAGAGAGAACAATCTTAGATCTCAAGTTGAATCTATTAAAGGTGTTATAGAAGGCGGAAACGATGCTTATTCTCAATTATTTATTGGACAAGTATGTGATGCATTACAAGAAGCTGTTGCTATGAATCAGTACAAAAAGATTGCAGAAGGTTTGTTGCAAGATTTATGTACTAACATATCATCTTCTAGTGTTGAATATAATCAAAGAGAAGCGCTTCTTCAGGTTATTTCTTCTAAAGTAAGCATCGATGGAAATAGTAATCATGTCTCAGATTTAGTTAACGACACAATAAATCAAATGTAATATGATACCAGAAATTCACACTAAATACCAACTTAGAGATGCTGGTCGTGGATGGTGGAGGCAGAGTAATCTATATGATAACGAAGCCTTCGCTATGGTTTCTGGTCCATCCCAAGATACATGTGTAGTTACAAATCAACTAAACGATACTTTATCGTCTAGTATATATAATAAACTATACAACGGGATGCACGCAGAGAACGGTCAGTTTGTAAAAGAGAATGATCCTGAAGGACTTGTCTTAGACTCTTTTAAACATTGGTATAACAAAGATAAAACTGTAAATGTAGCACCAGATAAATACTGGTGGCATCATTTACTGAGTAAACTAGATAATCATTTGCTACGTAAAGTAACAGGTGATAAAATAGGATATAGTTATCTAGCTGCTAATGCTACGTTAAAGATTTTAGAAAAACTCTATAAAGAATATGGAGATGATCTAGTAGATAAAATAGAAGAGCTAAATGGAGAACTAGAAGCAGGTAAAACTCCATCTGATGATTCTTTACAGAAATCAATGCAAAAAGCTGTTAATAGCGCACAGAATTCTGTAAAGAAAGACATCGAAGGACTAGAAAACAGTAAACTAGCAGGTAAGTGTAATGACCCTGCTAATTTACAAATGATAGAACTTGCCACTGATCCAAGACTAAAGAAGCTAACAAACATCAAAGGTAATGATTTAGATAACTTTCTAAAAACTACAATTGATAGAGCTACTGCTAGCGTAGCAGGTAAATACTCAACTAAAGAAGAATCTATATTTGATACTGATGATATAGAAGATTTAATAAATGTTGAAGCGTTTGCCCATGTAGCTATGGTTATGGATGCTATGGTAAAAGAGAAAGAATATCATTTAAGTTTTGATGTATATATCGATGATTCAGGGTCTATGGATTCTACCTGTAGGTTAGGAGACGGAAACGTTAGCGTTACTTACAGAGATCTATCTAGAATGGTAGCTTTTAAATTGCAACAGTTAGGTATCTTAAGAGATGTTTATTTGTTTGCACATGGAAATACTATTACTAAGATTGAACCTGAGCATATTTTCTCTGCTCACATTGGAGGAGGAACCGATATTCAGCAGTGTATTGATTTAGCAAAGTCTAATAAAAGACCAGCTATACTAATTACTGATGGATGGGATTGCCTTCAAGAAGGAGATAAAGGATATTACAAAGATATGTTTATCCTAGTCTTAGAATGTACAAGTACACATTACTCTTTTAAACAGTTTCTACCTAAAAAACAATTAATGTTTTACAACCAAGGAACTTTTACAGAAGCGTATCTTTCTACTTATGACGGCAGAGAGGAAATTCATTCAAAATAAATAACGAGAGGCGGGCATAAAGGCGTTTTTGCCACAACTGTTAATACACTTGCCTGCCTCTCTTATTTTTAACTCAATTATGAAAATTAAAAAAGTAAATAGAAAAACAATGATAATTAGGCCATCTGGAAGGTCTACGGATTTTATAACCCCAAGTTTTGGTTATGGATGTTTATACGACTGTAGCTACTGTTACATGAAAAGACATCTACCTGAAGGATTAACTATTGCAGTTAACTCTAACGACATTCTTACAGAAGTAAACAATCATGCATTTTTTACACCTGTAGATAAACCTAATCAAACTCATCCAGAATTTACAACTTACGATATATCTTGTAATGAGGACTTTGCATTACATGCTAAGCATCATAAATGGGAAAAGATATTCGCATTCTTTAGAGATCACCCTGTAGCTATGGGTAGTTTTGCAACTAAATATGTAAATCCAAATCTTACAGCATTTGACCCTCAAGGTAAAATACGCATAAGATTTAGTTTAATGCCACAGCGTATGTCTGATCTACACGAACCTCACACATCTAAAATCATAGATAGAATTAAAGCTATAGATGCTTTTATAGATGCTGGTTATGATGTACATGTTAATTTTAGCCCTGTAATTGTATATAAAGGATGGCTAGAAGACTATGAATTATTATTTGAAATGCTAAATGATTACGTAGAGTATAAAGATCAAGTATTAGCTGAAGTTATATTTCTTACTCATAACGAAAAGAAACATATGGACAACTTAGCAAGTAAACACACAGAAGCAGAACGTCATTTATGGGCACCTGCCTTACAAGAAGATAAAATTTCTCAGTATGGTGGCCGTAATATTAGATACAAAGTAGGATTAAAACAGAAATTTATTAACGAATTCACTGAACTGCACGATAGAATAGTTCCGTGGAATAAAATTAGATATATATTTTAACATGGCAACCAAATTAATTACAGCAAAAATATACGATAGGGTCAAAGGAATCCTACAGCAATACCCTAAAACAAGGGAAAGTGACAACGCTTTAATGGCCTCTCTTTGGTTTCAAGATACTAATCAGCTTCATATCAATCTTAATGATATAGTTGATGGTAAGTTAACTAACTGGGAAGGAGCTACAAGAGCAAGACGTAAAATTATGGAGGAAGTACCTTCGTTAAGAGGCAAAAACTACATATTAAGAAAAGCGCGCGCAAGCAGCGTAAAAAATAGTATAAATAAGTTGCATTTATAAAAAAACTTTATATATTTGCAACTGTAAAACACACGAAAGAAATGGATAAAAGTAATAAGATACTAAGCGATGTAGTTATATTTAACAAGTACGCTAAATATATACCATCTAAAAAGAGGAGAGAGACCTGGAACGAGATTTGTGATAGATATGAATCTATGATGAGTAAGAAATATCCATCTCTAAAAGACAGCATAAAGGAAAACATGCTTTATGTAAGAGACAAAAAAGTCTTAATGTCTATGCGTGCTGCACAGTTTGCAGGTCCTGCGATTGTTAAAAACGAATCCAGGGTTTATAATTGTGCTTTTATTCCTATTGATGATTACAGATCTTTTTCGGAAGTTATGTTTTTATTACTAGGTGGAACAGGAGTTGGTTATTCTGTACAAAATACACATGTTGACAAACTTCCTGAGATTACTATACCTAGAAAAGCACAAAAATATGTAATAGGAGATTCTATAGAAGGATGGGCTGATGCTGTAAGGCATTTAATGTCATCTTATTTTGGATATAGAAAAACTAAACCTACTTTTGATTTTTCAGATATTAGACCTAAAGGAGAAAGACTAGTGACAGCAGGCGGTAAAGCACCAGGGCCTGATCCGCTAATGAAGTGTTTATTAAATATAGAGCTTCTGTTAAAAAATAAAGAAGATGGAGATAGATTAACTGCTTTAGAAGTTCATGATATAATTTGTTATATAGCTGACGCTGTACTAGCAGGTGGTATTCGTAGAGCAGCGCTTATATCTTTATTTTCGGCAGATGATGAAGAAATGATCTCCTGTAAAGCAGGGCCGTGGTGGGAAAAGAATCCACAACGTGGTCGTGCCAACAACTCTGCTGTTTTATTGCGCTCTAGAGTTACAAAAGATTTCTTTTTTAACTTATGGGACCGTATTAAAGCATCTGGAGCAGGTGAACCAGGCGTATATTTTAGCAATGACAAGGATTGGGGAACTAATCCATGTTGTGAAATTGCACTACGTCCTTATCAGTTCTGTAACTTAACAGAAATTAATGCGGGAGATATAAAAGACCAAGATGAACTTAATAAAAGAGCGTCCGTAGCTGCCTTTTTCGGTACACTACAAGCAGGATATACAGATTTTCATTATTTAAGACCAATTTGGAAAGAAACGACAGCAAAAGATGCCTTAGTAGGTGTCGGTATGACAGGAATTTGTAACGGAACAGTAATTGCACTTAATCTAAGAGAAGCTGCTACTGTTTCTGTAGAAGCAAACAAGATGATAGCAGAGACTATTGGAATTAATCCAGCTGCTAGAGTTACTACAGTTAAACCATCAGGAACTACTAGTTGTGTAGTTGGAACTTCTTCAGGTATACATGCATGGCATAATGATTTTTACATCAGGCGTATGCAATGTACTAAAGATGAAGCTCTATATAATTATTTAGAGGTAAATCATCCTGATTTAGTTGAAGACATGAAATTAATTCCTAATTCTGCCGTTATTGAAATACCTCAACGAGCACCAAAGACTGCTATTTTAAGACAGAAAGAAACAGCTTTACAGATGCTTAAAAGAGTTGAGAAATGGAATAAAGAATGGGTTAGAGAAGGACATCAAACAGGTATGAATACTAATAATGTATCTGCTACAGTGTCTATAAAAGATAATGAATGGGAAAGAGTAGGAAATTGGATGTGGGATCACAGAGATACATTTAATGGACTATCAGTTTTACCTTATGATGGTGGAACATATACTCAAGCACCATTTGAAAATATAGATGAAAAAGAATTTAAAAAACGTTACAGAAAACTAAGTGAATTAGATTTAAGTAAAGTCAAAGAAATAGAAGATAACACTTCAGTTGCCCAAGAACTTGCGTGTGCAGGTGGTAGCTGTGAAATAATATAGATATGAAAAGGAGAGTCATAAGAATCAATAATTTAAAAGACGGAATAAGAAAGATTAAATTTGTACAAGATGACAGTATATTTATTGTCAGTACTGAAGATAACTCTCCCGTAATTGTAGTATATGATCCTTCTAACAGAATAGTAAAATTAGAGTTCGAAAACGGCCCTGTGATAAAACAACAGGATGCCATAACCATTCAAGATCGGGGCCGTTTAAGAATTCTCAATATAAAAGAAATAAGTAAACATAAAGGTATAAGACAGTTTGCTGTCTCTTACTTAAACTCAGATACAAATGAACAATAATATTATAGTAATATGGCCGAGTTAAATAAAGCACCTTATAGATTAGAAGGTGAATCTTACGAAGATTATAAAATTCGTAGGAAAGCAATTAAAGAAGCAACTAAACAATACCTAAAAGGTAAAATGGTTTGGCCTTCTAAAGGAGAATTTGTTAGTGCAGGTACTTATAGAAAAGATTCAGGTGTTGACCTGAACAGGGCACTTCAGGGTGATTACTCTGATGCAGATACTACAAACTAAAACTATGGCAGATATTACAATGTGTAATGGCAAAGAGTGTACAATGAAAGAAACTTGTTGGAGGTATAAAGCACCTAAAGGGAATTATCAGAGTTACTTTACTGAAAGTCCTATTAATAAAGAAACAAAGGAATGTGAACACTATTGGGAAGTAGGTGGTAAACACTTTAAAGGAGATAAAAAGAGGTAATATGTACACTTTTTTGGAGATAAAACAAGACATTTACTAAAATGTCTGTGGCCACAAAATGTGGTCGCCTGCGTGATTTTTTGATTGGTTTTCAACACGCAGTAAAAAGGGGAGCTACTTAATTGTAACTCC